TTCGTATTATCGCCGTGACCGTAACTGCCGCACCACAGAAGTTACTGAATATGACTACTACGGCAATCGATATATTCGCCGTGAGCGCCGTTGTTTCTAAACGAATCACTTGACATTTGGTCGCGAATCGACTATAGTAAATAATGTGATTGATTGATTGATGAGGTTTTGTGATGTCCCAGTTTGCTGAAAAGTCGATTCTCGCCAAGTTGTTGGCGACAGAAAATATCCATGTAGAACACCAGAAGACAAGTACCGCTTACTTCAATCTGGAGACCCGCACGGTCGTGCTGCCGATCTTCAAAGAGACTTCGGCTGACCTTTATGACCTGCTTATCGGCCACGAAGTTGGTCACGCTCTCGAAACGCCTGCCGAAGGTTGGCACTCCAGCATCTCTGAGAAGGGTGTAGGCTTCAAGTCTTTCCTCAACATCATTGAAGATGCTCGTATCGAACGTAAGATGAAGACTCGTTATCCCGGTCTTCGTCGGTCGTTCTACAATGGTTACCAAGAACTCTTCGAAAAGAATTTCTTCGGTGTCGAAGGTATGGATGTCAATAAGCTAAAGTTCATTGACCGCATCAACCTTCACGCCAAGGTCGGTTCGTTTTTGAACGTCAAGTTCTCGGAAGAAGAGCAAGCTATTGTCAATCGCCTTGACGACCTGAACACCTGGGAAGATGTGGTCGCTCTCGCCAGCGAACTCTATGAACGTGCCGAAAATTCGACCGAAGAACTTGACTTTGAACAATTCATGAACGCCCTTGGTGATATCATGGAAGATGGTGATGGCGAATTCGACCCGAGTGCAGACTACGTTGAAGTTCCTAATTCGGACAACTCCGATGACAAAGAAAAGCCACAGACGCCTTCCTCTACGGGTCAGAAATCAGAAGAAAATACCGAAGAAGATTCGAAGTCTTCATCGTCCGATGATACCGAAGAAAAGTCAGAAGAAAAGTCAGAAGAGAAAGAAGACGGTTCGTCTGAGGGCAGCGAGTCCGATGATACAGAAGAAAGCCCTGCGCCGACTTCATTCACCGATGAGAACTTTCGTCGGAATGAAGACAGCCTGCTTGATGCAAACGCCCGTGAGACGTTTTATGCCAAGCTTCCTATTCTGAACCCGGCTGATTTTATTGTCGGTATTAACACCGTCGAAAAGATGTTGAAGTTCTCTGTTGGTGGCGCCGCATACCGAGCAGGCAAGACTGCTGAACAAGTCAAGATGGAACTCTACAAGGAGTTTCTTGCCAAGAACAGCAAGTACCTTAGTTCAATGGCACAGGACTTTGAACGTAAGAAAAAAGCCAAGTCGCTTATGCGCGCCCAGACTTCCAAGACTGGCCGCATCAACATGGACAAAGTGTGGGCTTACAAGATTACAGAAGACCTGTTCTTACAGAACACGGTTGTTCCTAACGGTCAGAACCACGGCATGCTTCTGTACCTTGATATGTCGGGCAGTATGTCTTCCAACATGTCTGGTACCATGGAGCAGCTGGTTCTACTGGCTTCGTTCTGCCAGAAAGTTCGCATTCCTTTTGAAGTTTACGGCTTCATCACGAACTCTAGCGCACCACAAACGTATTTCGATACAGTGCGCAGCCGCAATAACTTGTCAGACCCAAACAACCTGATGATTTCTGACCCCAGTTTCCGTATGCTCCAGCTGGTGGCTACCGGCGTTTCTGGTGGTAAGTTCAAGACCCAGATGGCAAATATTCTTGCTCTTGGCCAGTCTTATAATCGTAGCTATCATGACCTTTATCTAGACGGTACCGCTGCCAATTCTTTTGGTCTTGGCAGCACTCCGCTAGAAGAAGCCATTCTGCTTGGCCGTTACATCGCCGAAGATTTCAAGAACCGCAATCGCGTTGAAGTTCTTTCGTCGGTATTCTTGACCGATGGTGAAGGTGATTGCAACTTCGAAACTGTTGGTCATAATCATAATGATTATCACCGTAAGAACCTAGCTATTGTTGACTCTAAGACTCGTCGTACCTTTTCGCAGCAATATGACGGTGTTAGCTACCGCAGCCGGTCTTACTGTAAGGCTCTTCTTGAACTGTATCGTGAAACCACTGGTTCGCGGATGATTAACTTTTACCTGATGGGTTCTTATGACCTCAAGTATTTCTTGGCTCGTTCGCTCGTCCCTGGCACAGTCAGTGATGCGACCCGCAAGGCTTTCAAGAAGGAAGGTGCGGCACTTCTCAAGAACATCAATGGCTTTGATGACCAGTTTCTTATCAAGGCTGGCAGCAGCCTGCAAATCACGGAAGATACTCTGACTGTGGACTCCAACGATAAGAAGGAACTGACCAAGGCGTTCAAGGCTTTCCAAGATAAGAAATCTATTGGTCGTGTAATTCTTACGAAAATGGTTGAGGCTGTGGCGTAAAAAACACTTGACATTTGGTCGCGAATCGACTATAGTAAATAATGTGATTGATGATGTTTGTTTGTGAAAAGGTGATTTTATTATGATTAGTACCCGTGAAGACCTGCTTGCCGCCCTTCGTGCCGCTGATACGAATGGTGGTATTTTCCGCAAGAAAGATGTTTTTGCCGTCGCCCACCCGATGGGTATTGAGAAGTTGAACTGGCTCCTGTCAAAGGACAATGTTGTTTCTCGTGGCGTTTACGATTTGTCTGCTGCAATGGTTGGCGTGACTGCCAAGCCTGCACCCGTGATGCCTCAGCCAGTTGCTGAGATTACCTCGAAGCCCGTTGCTAAGACGGTGATGCAGCCTAAGCTAGAGGTAATCATTGACAATCTGGTTCCTCGTCTTGATGCGACCTACGTTCCGTTTGGCTTTTACACCGACCTGATTAAGGTTCTCAAGGCAGAAGCCTTCTATCCCACGTTCATCTCTGGTCTGTCTGGTAACGGTAAGACCACAATGATTGAACAGGCTTGCGCCAAGTTGAAGCGTGAATGTCTCCGCGTCAACATCTCGGTAGAAACCGATGAAGACGACCTGATTGGTGGCAACACCCTTGTCGATGGTAACGTAGTGTACCGCGAAGGTCCTGTTCTGACTGCCATGAAGCGTGGTGCAATTCTTATTCTTGATGAAATCGACCGCGGTTCGAACAAGTTGATGTGCATCCAGGCCATTCTTGAAGGCAAGCCATACTTCAATAAGAAGACTGGTGAGACTGTCTTCCCCGCCAAGGGCTTCAACGTGGTTGCAACTGCTAACACAAAGGGTCGTGGTTCCGATGACGGCAAGTTCATCTCGGCCCAGATTCTTGATGATGCCTTCCTTGAGCGTTTCGCCATCACAGTCGAGCAAGAATATCCATCGGCTAAGGTCGAAAAGAAGATTGTCATGAACAAGATGGAAAAGGCTGGTGCGGTCGATGAGGAATTCGCCGACAACCTTGTGACTTGGGCTGAAATCATCCGTAAGACTTTCTACGATGGTGGCATTGACGACCTGATTTCGACTCGCCGTCTGGAACACATTGTGAATGCCTTCGCCATGTTCAAGTCTCGCCAGAAGGCAGTCGAACTCTGCGTTAACCGCTTTGATGCTGATACAAAGTCGGCGTTCCTCGACCTCTATAGTAAGGTTGATGCCAAGATTGATACTGGCCCTACCGATAACGTTAATGAAGACGCATTTTTTGAAGAAACACCTTTCTAAGGAGATAGTATGACAATTAAATATAAGTATAACGAAGGTGACCTGCTTCGGCAGGTTACCGAGTATGTGAATGCCACTTATGGGCAGCACTATTCGCAGAACAAGTACCAAGCTACCGAGTTTATCATTGATGGTGGACATGGTGTAGGCTTCACGGTTGGAAATATCATGAAGTATGCCCAGCGTTATGGCCATAAGGGAACTCCTGAAGACTGGCGTAAGGACCTGATGAAGGTCATTCACTATGCCATCATTGCACTGCATGTCCATGATAAGTCACAACAGCCCAGTCTAGCAGGACTTGACATGGATGTCAACCTAGAAGTAGAAGGTCTTACTTTCGCTGGTGTATTACCATCTACGATATCCGGTGGTACGATTTCTGCTACTTTGCCTACCTCTACGCCCGACTGGTCAACCTATAATATGGGCACCAGTTCTCTCTTGACAACTGACACAATTTCTGTTATAACAAATACTGGTACTAAGACCAACAAGAAAAAAGGTTAATATATTATGAAAATTTCTAATGAAACACTCTCACTTCTAAAGAACTATGCGGGTATCAATACTAATATTCTGTTTCGGCAGGGTAATGTTATTGGTACCGTAAGTCCTGGGAAGAACATCTTTTCACGCGCCACGGTCACTGAAACCTTTCCCCGTGAAATTGCCGTCTATGACCTGAATAGCCTTCTGGCACTTCTGACCCTTATGGAAGATCAGGATGTAGATTTTGGCGAGAACAGCATCAAGGTTAGTAAGGATGGGTCGAAGTTCGAATACTTCTATTCCGATCCTGGCACCGTGACCGCTGCTCCCGACAAGAACCTTGAGATTGAACCTGTGTGGTCGTTCGATATTTCGTCGGATGAAATCAGTATGATTCTCCGCGCCGCATCAATCACCTCGGCACCAATCATCAGCATTGTATCGGATGGCGCCCAGGTTCAACTCAAGGTTGGCGACCCCACCAATTCATCGGCAAACTCATACACTAAGACGATTAGCACCGATGCTGCTCCTGTGTTTGATTGCCGAGTGAAGACCGAGAACCTCAAAGTCCTCTCTGACAACTACACTGTCACGCTTGGTAAGAAGCGCGCCATGGAGTTTAAGAGTAAGGGTCGTGAACTCGTTTATTACATTGCAATGGACCCTGCGTCCTCTATTTAAGGAGAAATAATATGACTAAGTTTGAATTCTCATTTAACGCCCGCATTCCTTATGATGCAGAAGAAGACCCTCGTGATGTAACCATTGCGTTTACCACGAGTGACCTGGATGAAGTTGTTCGCCAGTTTAATAAGCTCCTCATTCTTAACGACTTTGACGCACAGGTGGCTGTAGTATAATGGCAGAGAAGTTTAAATTTAAGAAGGAGTGGGACGATGAAGCCCATGACCAGGAACTACCTGAGATTGTTCCGGCTGTAGTCTTCAAGACCCGTGTCCGCGATGACTCGATTGAAGGTCCAAACCCATTCCGTTGGGAAGATAAGACAACCTATGATTACTTCGCTGGTAAGCGTGTAGTTCTGTTCTCTCTTCCTGGTGCCTTTACTCCAACATGTTCGACCTACCAGTTACCTGGTTTCGAAAAGAACTTTGCTGAGTTTAAGGCACTTGGTATCAAGGACATCTACTGTGTATCTGTCAATGATTCCTTTGTCATGAATTGCTGGGCGAAAGATCAGAAGATCAAGAAGGTGAAGATGATTCCTGACGGATCTGCCAAGTTCACTAACAAGATGAAAATGAGTGTCCAGAAGGACAATCTTGGCTTTGGTGAACGTTCATGGCGATATGCTGTTGTTGTGAATAACGGTCAGATTGAGAAGTGGTTCATTGAAGGTGATGTAGTTGAGGACAACTGCGCGGATGATCCTTATGGTGTGACTTCACCAGAAAATATTCTTGACTGGTTGCGCAATAACTGATATAGTGAATACTGGTCACTAAGCCAGCGTCCGTGGATGCACTAACATCGCGACGGACATTTTATTTTATTATGGAGAATCATTATGCGTGAAGACTTCCTCTGGGTTGAGAAGTATCGTCCTCGTAAGCTGGACGATTGCATCTTACCCGATGAACAACTTAATACCTTTCGCCAGTTTGTGGCGACTGGTGAGATTCCCAATATGCTCCTGTGTGGCTCGGCTGGTGTAGGTAAGACTACTATCGCCCGAGCCATTTGTGAAGAATTGGGTTGTGATTATATCGTTATTAACGGTTCAGAAGAATCTGGTATTGATGTTCTCCGTACCAAGATTCGTGAGTTTGCATCCTCTGTCTCGTTTAGCGGCAAGACTAAGGTTGTTATTCTAGACGAAGCCGATTACCTGAATCCAAACTCTACACAGCCAGCCCTTCGTGCCTTCATTGAAGAGTTTGCCAATAACTGCCGCTTCATCTTTACCTGTAACTTCAAGAACCGTATCATTGCACCTCTGCATAGTCGAACTGCGGTGATTGAATTCAAGCTAACTAAGGCTGACCGACCTAAAATGGCTGGACGTTTTATGAAACGTCTTGGTGATATTCTTGAAGCCGAGAGTGTGCAGTATGATGACAAGGTTGTGGCCGAAGTCCTCAAGAAGCACTTTCCCGACTATCGCCGTGTCCTTAATGAACTCCAGAGATACAGTGTAAGCGGTACAATCGATGCTGGCATTCTAGCCAACGTCCAAGAAATCAATATGAAAGAACTGGTTGATGCCCTTCGTGGTAAGGACTTCAAGAAAGTCCGTCAGTGGGTTGTAGATAATATCGACAACGATGCTGGCATCATCTTCCGTAAGATTTATGATACCCTTCTTGATGATGTCAAGTATCCTGCGGCTCTTATTGTTCTGTTGGCCGACTATCAATACAAGTCTGCTTTCGCCACCAACCAAGAAATCAATCTCGTAGCCTGTCTGGTTGAGATTATGGCTGGAGTGGAGTGGAAGTAATGGACGGTATTCTAGAGGGCCTTGGTGATCCAAAGGTAGAATACAAGCCAGAAGATTATGTGGAGAAAAAAGCCAAGATTTCTCCCTTTGATTTCATCAACGATATTAACCACAAGAAGACCAATCTCATAGTAGATGAGTGGTCAGAGAAGCAATACAACCCTTGGATCATCAATCGCGGCCTGAGTTTCAGTGCTGATACTGTCATTCCAGCCAACGAGATGAACTGCCGTCCACACATTGATAAAGCACTGCAAAATACTTTTCTTATAAATACAATCAGGTCTAGAAAGCGTTTTGATAAATGGATCAAAATTGAAGACGATGCCGAAGTTGAGATGATCAAGGAGTATTATGGCTATAGTAATGAAAAAGCTAGTCAAGCTCTTACAATTCTCTCCGAAGAACAAAAGAAAACAATAAAAGAGAAATTGTATAAAGGTGGTAGAAAATGAGCGAAGATTTTTTTGATATTAACTATCCTGGGTATGCTCCCTTGGAAGTTAAGTTGGAGAATCCAGACGACTTTCTAAAGGTTCGTGAAACTCTTTCACGTATTGGGGTAGCGTCTCGTAAGGATAAGATTCTTTATCAGTCATGCCATATCCTTCATAAGCAGGGTAGGTATTTCATTGTTCACTTTAAGGAACTCTTTGCCTTAGATGGTAAAGATGCGGACTTTAGTGACAATGATTTACAACGCAGAAACACGGTAGCACATCTACTTTCGGACTGGGGTTTGATTACCATTCTCAATCCAGAAATCCATGAGGACAAGGCTCCTCTAAATCAAATCAAAGTAATTGCTTACAAAGAAAAGAACGATTGGGAACTTATTCAAAAGTATAACATCGGTCGCAAAAAGTAAATCTGTATATGACAATGAATGCTGGTAAAAAATACAAATCGGTATTCATTTCAGACTTACATCTTGGGTCGAAACATTGTAACTCTGATGCATTGCTAGAGTTTTTATCTACGATTAGAACTGAAAAGTTGTATCTCGTTGGAGATATTGTGGATATATGGCGTCTGAAAAAGAAATGGTATTGGCCAAAAATACACAATCAAATCGTCAGAAAAATACTCAAGATGTCAGAAAAGACAGAAGTAATTTATGTCACTGGTAATCATGATGAAATCTTTCGGTCATTTCCCAACATTAAAATCGGTAAAATTGCAGTAGAGCATCGTTGTGTCCATGTTGGGGTGAATGGTAAACGCTACTTGGTGGTGCATGGTGACCTCTTCGACAATTTAATGCGAACAAAGACTGGTCGATTCATTATGCATCTGGGAGACTTTGCATATGACTCTCTGCTCTATATCAATAAGATTATTAATGCATCAAGAAGACTGCTCGGGATGCAACCTTGGAGTTTGGCAAAGTATTTGAAGCGTAAAGCAAAACTTGCTGCCAATTATATTGGTGAGTTCGAAAAAGAAATGTCTTACTATTGTAAACGCAAAGGTTATGATGGAGTTATCTGTGGACATATTCATCATGCAGAAATTACACAATATGATGAGATTGTTTACATGAACGACGGTGACTGGTGTGAAAGTTGCACTGCTCTTGTAGAAAATTATGACGGAACATGGGAAATACTTAAAAAATAATTGACTTTCTTCTAAAAGTATAGTATAAATAAGGGGTGCCATGCTTCGGATGGTACCCTTTTTAAACTCGCTTAATAGGAGCAAACTATGAAATTTGATACAACAATGATCCCACAGATGGATCGGTATTTCGTTGGCGCGGACCGCGTCATGAAGAGATTAGCAGACATTGCTGACCAATCGGCGCAAATGATGCCAATTAAATATCCCCCATACAATATCAAGAAAGTCGATGAAAGTCGCTACGTAATCGAACTAGCCGTTGCTGGTTTCGGTAAGTCGGAAATTGATATTGAATTGCAAGAAGGTCTATTGAGTATACGCGGTAAAATCGACTCTGTTGACAACACCGAATATCTCTATAAGGGAATTGCAGAGCGAGGATTCAAACGCGAATTCACTCTTGCTGACAATGTGGAAGTAAAAAGCTCTTCTCTGGTTAATGGTATGCTGAAAATTTGGTTGGAAGCATTTATTCCAGAAGAAAAGAAAGCTAAGAAGATTGACATTACCGATGGGGATAACGAATATCCATCACAAGCTGCCGAATTTTTGGCAGAAGGTAAAACTAAGTAATAATTTAAGAAGGTGAATGCTATGTCCAATATTAAATGTATAAAGCTAATCAGTGGCGAGGAAATCATTGCTGATATTGATGAGAGTATTGAAGGCCTCGTTATTCTGAAAAAGCCTCTATTGATTATGATGGTACCTAACCAGAATAATCAGTTTGGTATTGGACTAGCACCCTTTTGTCCGTATGCTCAGACCGGGGACATTCCTATCCGCGCTGGTGCAGTTGTTTCTATTTTCGAACCAGATACTGGAATGGTTAATGAGTATAATGTTCGGTTTGGCAGTGGTATTGTAATACCAGAAAGTAAGATTATCGTATGAAACTATTCGCAGCATTTTTAGCCTCAGCCCTGATTGCTACTCCTGTTCTAGCAGTAGAGCATTCATGGAAAGTAACAAGAGTTTTGGACGGCGATACAATCGAAGTCGAAGCTCCGTGGGTACCAGCTCCAATTCCACCAGTAATTAAGATTCGAGTATTGGGAGTTGATACGCCTGAAAAAGGTGGTCGTGCCCAGTGTCCTAAGGAAGCTGCTGGCGGAGAAGCAGCAACAAACTTTACTAAGTCTGTGATTAAACCTGGTCAGATTATTCAGGTTGATCTAAAAGAATGGGACAAGTTTGGCGGCCGTGTTCTTGGTTATGTCAAGTATAATGGCAAGGACCTATCAACAGAACTTATCAAGGGCGGACTTGCCCGCGCCTATATGGGCGAAAAGAAAGCATCATGGTGTAACTAAAACCTCTTTACTTTTGTTATGTTTTATAGTATAGTAGTATTTGAATTGAAAAGAGGGTTACATGAAGTTTTATACCAGCGCACACCAATATGGCTCCAAGATTCTCGTTCGAGGTGTTCATAATGGTGTGCGCTTCAATCGTAGGGAAGACTTCTCTCCTGTTCTCTATGTGAAGAGCAAAGAAGAAGGTGTCCACAAGTCTCTGTATGGTGATAATCTTCAACCTGTTGAGTTTCAAAGTAACAATGACGCCAAAGAGTTTATTCAAACCTATGGTGAAGTAGATAACTTTCCTATCTATGGTCAGACAAACTTCGGCTACCAGTATATCACGCATAAGTTTCCTGGTGAAATCCAGTGGGACATGAATGCTCTAAAGATTCAGACGATTGATATCGAAACGAAAACCGAGTTTGGTTTTCCAGATATCAATAATCCTCTTGAAGAGATTCTCCTCATCACGGTCAAGGACCTAGTCTCTCGCCAGATTATTACCTTTGGTTGTGGTAATTTTGATGATGTAAACTCCGAAGAAATTACAGCCCTTCGTGCCACTGGCAACAAGTTTTTGTATGTGAAGTGTGACAATGAACGTGACCTTCTAGAAACCTATGTTCGTTTTCATTCTGATAATCATCCAGATATCATCACTGGTTGGAACGTCGAACTTTTCGATATCGCATATCTGATTGCCCGTGTAGAGCGGCTGTTCAATGATGAAAATGCCACTAAGAAGAAGTTTTCTCCTTGGGGTCTAGTGCAACGTAAGAACATGAACGTCATGGGGCGTGAGATGTTCACCTATGAAATGAAGGGTATTGCCGTTCTAGATTATCTAGACCTCTTTAAGAAGTTTACCTATTCTAACCAAGAGTCCTACAAGCTAGACCATATTGCTTCTGTGGAACTTGGTAAGAACAAGCTGGAAAATCCCTATGAAAGTTTCCGCGAGTTTTACACTAAAGACTGGCAGAAGTTTGTTGAATACAACGTTCGAGATGTTGAAATTGTGGACGAACTTGAACGCAAGTTGAAGTTGATTGAACTTATTCTCACGATGGCCTATGACGCCAAGTGTAATTACAATGACGTTTTCTCACAGGTTCGCACCTGGGATTGTCTTCTCTATAATCACCTGTATGATAAGAACATTCATATTCCTCAGAAGAGAGACCAACAGGGTCGTGGCATCGAAGGCGCTTTCGTTCAAGAACCTAAGCCCGGTAAGTATGACTGGGTAGTTTCTTTCGATGCTACCTCTCTGTATCCGTCAATCATTATGCAGTATAACATGTCGCCTGAAACCATGGTAAATGGTTATGTCAAAGACACTACAGTCCGTGGTCTTCTTGATAAGACCTTTGACCTTGATGACTTAAAAGATAATGATTATTGTATGACCTCAAATGGGTATTGCTATAATCGCACTAAGCAAGGTCTGTTTCCAGAAATCGTAGAGAAATTCTTTGATGACCGTCAACGTTATAAGAAGTTGATGATTGCCGCGCAGAAAGAATATGAACTTACTAAAGATGAAAAACTAAAGAACGATATCTCAAAGTATAACAACTTCCAAATGGCAAGAAAGATTCAGTTGAACTCTCTCTTCGGTGCCATGGGTAATGAATACTTCCGTTATTATGATGCTCGTGTGGCTGAGGGTATCACTATGACTGGTCAGTATATTATTCAGGAAGTAGGTAAGGCACTTGACGTTTATCTTAACAAGGTCGTAGGTACAAATGGACACAACTACTCTTTCTACAGTGATACTGATTCTTGTTATATTTCCCTGGAGCCTCTTGTTAGTAAGTTTTATCCTGATATGGACCGCGACAAACTCATTGGCGTTCTCGATAAAATCTGCGAAGAGAAAATCACAGAGGCGATCAACAAGAGTTGCGATGGACTTGCGGACTACACGAATGCATTTCAGAAGAAAATTATATTCAAACGTGAGGCAATCGCGGAACGTGGCATCTGGGTTGCAAAAAAGAGGTACGCACTTAATGTCTATGACAACGAAGGCGTCCGTTACGATGAGCCGAAACTCAAAGTCATGGGTCTCGAAATCGTCCGCTCGTCTACGCCTGCGCCCGTCCGCAAGAGCCTCAAAGAAGCCGTCAGACTCTGCCTGACTTCCGACGAAGCAACTCTACAGAAGTTCATTGAAGAAACCCGCGAAGCCTTCTACAAGATGTCGCCCGAAGAGATTGCATTTCCACGAGGTGTAAATGGGTTGTCTAAGTATACATCTACGGCTGATATTTACGGCAAGGGAACACCGATGCATGTTCGTGGTGCCCTAATGTATAACCATATGATCAAGAAAGCCAATCTTGACAAGAAGTATGAATTAATTCAAGAGGGTGAAAAGATTAAGTTTCTTTATCTCAAAGAGCCAAATACAATGCATGAAAATTGTATTGCTTTTCTCGGAATAATGCCAAAAGAACTTGACATTCACCGATATATAGATTATAAGATGATGTTCCAGAAAGCATTTCTTGACCCACTTAACATGATTGTAGACGGCCTAAGCTGGTCTACTGAACCTAAAGCAACATTAGAGGACCTATTCGCATGAACGCACTACTTGACAAACTGAAAAAGAATACCACCATCAAAGAAACAAATGTGTTATCAGAAAGCAAACTCTTTAGCACCAAAGATTTAATTCAGACTGCGGTGCCAGCCTTGAACGTGGCTCTGTCTGGTAAGCTAGATGGTGGTCTAACACCTGGACTGACCATCTTTGCTGGCCCATCGAAACACTTTAAGACTGCATTCGCAATGATGTTGGTCAAGAGTTTCTTGGACAAGTATGATGACGGTATTGTCCTGTTCTACGACTCAGAATTTGGTGCACCACAGTCATACTTTGAGAACTTTGGTATCGATACCGGCAAGGTTGTTCACACACCTATCACCGACATTGAACAATTGAAACATGATATTATGAAGCAAGTCAATGAACTTGAACGTAAGGACCGTGTCATGATTGTAGTTGACTCTGTTGGTAACCTTGCTTCTAAGAAAGAAGTTGATGATGCCCTAGATGGTAAGTCGGTTGCAGATATGACTCGCGCCAAGCAGATGAAGTCCTTGTTCCGTATGATTACGCCACATCTTACTATCAAAGATATTCCTATGGTCGTTGTCAATCACACTTACATGGAAATCGGTATGTTCCCGAAGGCAATCGTCTCTGGTGGTACTGGCATCTACTACTCAGCCGATAACATCTTTATCATTGGTCGTCAACAAGAGAAGCAGGGTACCGAGATTGTTGGTTATAACTTCATCATCAACGTTGAAAAGTCTCGCTATGTTCGTGAGAAGTCCAAGATTCCTATTGAAGTTACCTTCGAGGGTGGTATCAGCAAGTGGTCTGGTCTACTAGATATTGCACTTGAAAGTGGTCACGTAATAAAGCCATCAAATGGTTGGTATCAGATTGCTACCGAGGAAAAGAAGTATCGCTTGAATGATACATACAACAAAGAATTCTGGATGCCAGTTCTGACCGACCCAACATTCAGCGAGTGGGTTGAAAAGAGATACCGCATGGCAGGTGGACAAATGATGGAGGGTGAAAATGTGGAAATTCTTGACGAAGATGTTTCAGAAGAATACGAAAATCTGTGACGAATGTGGTTGCGGCATCAATCCTAAGAAAGATGCTGCAATCTGTCTTCATGGTTCAGAACATGGCCTAACTTTTGAGAAGTGGGTATGTGAAGATTGTTGTATGAAGATTGCTAATGATTATGAAGAATATTTTGAACTAGAGGATGTGAATGTTGCAGAAGAAAATTGAAACTATTATCCTAAGTAAGTTGATTTCGGATGAGGATTACCTGCGTAAGGTAATCCCATTCATTAAAGATGAATATTTTACAGACAACGCCGAGAAGTTAATCTATCGTTACATCAACGAATTTGTTACCAAATATAATTCTCTTCCTACCATCGATGCCATAAACATTGCTCTACAAAATGACCGCAAGGTAAATGAGAAAGAGTATCAGCACGTTACAGAAACTCTAACCGCACTTGATGATGATGTGGATGCCAATGAGAAGTGGCTTCTAGACCAGACGGAAAAGTTCTGTAAAGACCGAGCCGTGTATAATGCCATTATGCAATCAATTCAAATCATTGATGGCGAAGACAAGGTACATTCGCAAGATGGTATTCCTTCCATTCTCCAAGATGCATTGGCAGTTGGGTTTGATAACAACGTAGGACATGACTACATTGATAACGCCGAAGACCGTTTTGATTTCTATCACCGGGCAGAAACTAAGTTGCCGTTTGACCTCGAGATGTTCAACAAGATTACCAATGGTGGTCTACCAAATAAGACATTGAACATTGCTCTTGCTGGTACTGGTGTTGGTAAGTCTCTGTTCATGTGTCACATGGCTGCTGGCGCCTTGGGTCAGAACAAGAACGTTTTGTATATCACCCTCGAAATGGCAGAAGAACGTATCGCAGAACGTATTGACGCCAACTTGATGAACGTGAACATTCAAGAACTCAAAGACCTTTCTAAGTCTATGTTTGACCAGCGTATTGCCAAGATTCGTTCGAAGACAGAAGGTCGTTTAATTGTCAAAGAATATCCAACAGCCAGCGCCCATGTTGGCCATTTCAAGGCTTTGTTGAACGAACTCCAGTTGAAACGAAACTTCAAGCCAGATGTTATCTTTATTGACTATCTGAATATCTGTGCCTCAAGTAGATACAAAGCATCTTCTGGTGCCAACTCCTACACAGTCATCAAGGGTATTGCCGAAGAACTTCGTGGTCTGGCAGTAGAGTTTGATTTACCAATTGTCTCTGCCACTCAGACAACCCGTAGTGGTTATGCTAACTCGGATGTTGAACTGACTGATACATCGGAATCATTTGGTCTGCCTGCAACGGCCGACTTGATGTTTGCTCTTATCGCAACAGAAGAACTTGACAAGATGGGTCAGTTGATGGTAAAGCAATTGAAGAACCGTTACAACGACCCCGGCATGAACAAACGCTTTATGGTTGGTATCGACCGCGGTAAGATGAAACTATATGACTTAGAAGATGATGCACAAGCTGGTATCATGGACTCTGGTCAAGATGATGTTCCAGTGTTCGAAAATACTACCATTGGTAAGCGGAGAGATTTTTCAAAGTTTGAGTTTTAACTTGACAAACCGTTATAAATGTAGTATACAATAGTTATGCGCCGTTAGCTCATCTGGATAGAGCGCGAGACTTCTAATCTTGAGGCAGCAGGTTCGAGTCCTGCACGGCGCACCAGTTTTTAGGAAATAATATGGACGAATTGAATCTTAAACTTGTAGTATCTTCATTTGTGTGGACAAATGTTGGTAGTTCAGACCTTCCATTATGGAAGACAGTGGGTGCAAAAGAATATATCGTCAAGTATTTTACTGGCGAACCTACTTTTGGCATGATCAATGAAGAGCTTGATAAAGTTTCTCACATGTTTGAGGGCGGCGATTCATTTGTTCGTGAAACTGTAGCTGGATTTGAAATTTATTTTGCAGAAGCCCCTACAAATTCTGAAACATTCCAAGCCAATCTAAATGGCGCAATCGATTTTCCTCCTATCGATCTTACCGCAGTGGATGTTACCGAAGAATTGAGTGCTATACTGGCATAAAAATACCGCTTGACATTTCCTCAGAATCTGCTACTATATAATAGTAGATAGAAAAGAGAGAGTGTGATTCGAAAGTATTATAAATATAGGGAACATTATATAGATGGAACTCCTATGTTATCCTTTACACAATTTATCACTGAGGCGACCCACACTGGTGGTATTGCTCATATAGAGCATCCTTCTGATAGATCATTTGATAGTCAAGACGCTGCACACCACGCATTGGAAACTCTGCGTGGTGTTGCACGTGGGAAAACACCATCTACTCGTAAGATAGATGATAGAATGTCTTTCCATGTAATTCGAACACCAGAGGGTAAGATTGGTGTCAAGTATAAGGGCGCTGGTTCTCACTATAACTATTCTGCCGCAGATATTGAAAAGCAACATGGTCATAAACCATATCTTGTCGGCCCTCTGAAAGCACTTCATGCCCATCTAGGCAAAGTTCTTCCGAAAAAGCCGGGTGAATATCAAGGCGGATATATGAGCGAACCTTCTGGAAGATCAGAATACACCTCACACATCTCGCATACTCCAAATACGATTGAATATCGTGCAGATGCTGGTAGCGAAGAAGCAAAGAAGCTAAAGAAATCCAAGGTTAGTGTTACTATACATACGGAGCTAAAGGGGCCAGAAAGAACCGCGCATCCTATCACGGACATGTCGCACTTTCAATCACATCCTGATGTTCACATGGTACAACATCTTGTATCAGACAAAGAGCGTAAACTTCCTTCTACAGTTAAGTCTCAAGCAGAAGAGCATCTGAGTGCGGCAGAAAAGTTGATGAAAAGTCACTCGTATCAGCATCTGCCTGGTCACGAAATACACCTAAGAACATATATCAATAGAACTGTTACAAGCGGTGAAAAACCTTCTGTTGAAGGGTATAGAAAACATTTGCAGACTGCACACCAGAAACTGATAGATGCCGTCAAGACTCCGGCTGCTAAAGAGCGCAAGACTGCTACTATGAATACTCATCTATCTCAAGTAGATGCCAACAAGAAGCACTTCCAAAAATCGTTTCAAATTCACCATCATCTACAACAAGCGACAAATCATCTTGCTAGAGGATTAGATCGTGCCGGTGGTGGTGGGTTCTCGACACATATTAATGGTGCAGCCGCTGGCGGCGAAGGTTATGTCGCTCATGGCCTTAAAGTTGTTGACCGCGAAGGCTTCTCGAAAGCTAACCGAGAGCGTAGTGCAATTCTAAGAGCAAGCAAGGGTAAATAATGGCCGACGTTCATCATCATATCACGCAAGGTAGAATGAACCCAATCACGGTGGGTCATGAAGCTGTTGTAAACCAAGTTCGTAACACGGCTGGTACCCACGGACACACCATCGTTCTTACTGGTACACATGATTCTAAGAAGAATCCTTTGACGCCTGAACAGAAGTTGAAACATGCTAAGAGAGCATTTCCTGGTGCTAACGTTCGTCTTCTAGATAAAGAACATCCCACTCTCCTACACCAGATGTCAAGACTTCATAGCGAAGGTGTTACTCACTTACACTTACACGTTGGTTCGGATAGGGCCCATGAGTTTCATGCCCTTGCGCATAAGTATAATGGCAAAGAAGGACGTCACGGTTATTACAACTTCAAGAAGATTACCATTCATACTGTTGGTAAAGAGCGTTCGGATGCTGATACTGGTGTAGCGGGTGCATCTGGAACCAAGATGCGCCAACATGCCGCCGCTGGTAACGAAAAAGAATTTCATAAGATGGCACCTAGTGCCATGTCCACAAAGCATAAGAGCGAACTCTATAAAGATGTCCGTCGTGGTATGGGCCTTCATGAAGCCTTGTCCTTCAAGAACTTTCTAGGACTCTAAGATGGGTGGACTACTAACATACATCAAAGACATGATGTCAGACGGTGGCAATCCTTCAACTAAACGTTGGGTCGCAGTTGTATCTACTTTGCTCATTGCCATCGGTTACATCGCCAATCTATTCTGGGACTTCACCATTGAAGAGTTTATCTTTAACGGTGTAATGTATATTGTTATCGGTACTCTTGGTATTACGGGTGTAGAAAAGTTTGCACCTAAGAAACCAACTAAGAAGACAGAAGAAGAATAAGGAATTAAATATGTTTGGTATGATCCCTCTCCCATATAAATTATTAGCAGGTGCAGCACTAATTATTGGCGTTTTCTTTTATGGATATATGAAGGGCTCTGCCTACGCCGAAGCAGAACTACAAAGATTTTCTGCTAAGGCAAGCACACAAGTTGCCGAACTTGAGAAAAAGAATGCTGAAATAAGTAACAATGTAGTTACTGAATATGTTGATAGAACAAACACAATTAGAGAGAAAGAATATGTTTACATTGATACCGCTAAAAACATTGTTCCTAGCCAGTCTGTTATGTCTAACGGCTGGGTGTTCACGCACGACTCTAGTGCCACTGCCAGTGATGCCGACCCCACCCGAGCTTCTGATGCGTCCTCCTCAGGAATTACAGACACTACGGCCCTCGTCGGAATCATCACAAACTACTCCAGATGCCAGCAAAACGCCCAGCAATTGATTGCTCTACAGAAGTGGATTGCAGATAACAAAACTGAGGTTGATCGTATCAACTCCGAGAAATCGAAGAAGTAATTGTTATAAATATAGCAAACGTTTAGCTTCTGGAGATACTTTTAATGGCTAATATTATTGAGAAAGCAAAGGCGCGACTGAAAGAGGCTCGTGGTTCTGCATATACATTGTATCACAAATCATATACCGATGCAATCAATCACGCACTATCACACCACCAAAAGTCTGGTCTTAATGTAAGTGACGATGATAGATTTCAGCACGTTGGTGTTGGTTCAAAGAAGCCAAGCGAAGGTAATACCACTTCCGTAAGTATGCCAGCCACTCACACTAGTGGCAAGAAGCACATGGTACATGTCCAAGTATTCAATAAGGGTGGCACACACCCGTATGAATTGAATACCTATTCGAGCGGCATGGGTCGTAATGTCAAAGAAGCCGCTGATAATTATCCAAGAGAAGGTTTTCCTAAAGAAGGCGATTATGGCTATCATTCAAATCCTGGTCTAAAGCCACAAGAGAGCGATAGCGACGAAGATATGGACAAAGCATACAAGGCAGCAAACGGCGAAGAAGCTAAGAAGCCATTGAATGCAAAGACCACTGAAGTATCAAACAAGATAGAAGAGGGGCGCGGCGAAGACTCTAAGGGTCACTACCGCGCAACAGAAGATGGGGCTGGTCTAACTCGCAAGGGTGCCAAGGCCATGGGCATCAAGACGGCTGTTACTACACCTCCTAGCAAACTGGATCCAAAAGGTGAAGCTGCTGGTCGCCGCAAGTCATTCTGCGCCCGCATGGGTGGCATGAAAGGTCCAATGAAGGACGAGAAGGGACGCCCAACTCGTAAGGCTATGTCACTACGCCGCTGGAATTGTAACGAAGAAATCGAACAGATAAACGAGTATGGTATTGACCAAAATGCACACAGCGTTAGTAATGGTTATACGCCGAAAACGCCACCAAAACGTCCGCCGATTGCTAAACCTACGATGCATCCTGCTGCTGAAAAACCAAGAACACCACAGAGCAGTGTTGGGTCTCTCTCGCGAATTCGTGCTGGCATGGCAAAACGTTTAAACAACAGCACTGTCAAAGAAGAACTTGGTAAAGAAGACGAATGGGGTAGCCCAGAACTTCGCAAGAAGTGGGCAGCTATGACACCGGGACAAGAAGGTCTAGCGGCTGATAAGATTCCAGCAATGAATCCATTTTCTGGTGATGCTATCCAAGAACAACAACTCGACGAAATCTCGGCCCTAGGTGCCAAGAAGCGTTCTGAATTTGCTGCCAAACTACGAAAGACACTTGCCGACCCGAAAAAAATCGCGAAGGCCAAGAAAGATATTGCAAAGAAAAAGGCAGTCCAGAGAGCAGAAGAACCTAAGCATCTTGTTATGCAACTTCGTAAAGCCACTTCCATTGGCTCCAAGGTTAAGTTCTATGACGGTGCAGAACACCACGTAGCACCTAATCATGTAGAGAAGTTCAATGACCGCTATCACTCATTGAAGTCTTCAATCGAAAAAGAAAGCCTAGTGAAGAGAGCGCACAAGTCACATGCTGACTTCATGAGAGCTATCTCAGAAGAGACAATGGGTCAGACAATGGGACCTTGCACAGACAATATCTCGCCTGCAAATTATCCTTCGCCGTATCAACTATCACCTCTACCTGGTTTAGAGGACATGAACGCCGACAACGAGGCAAACCAATACACCGAGGCAGACTTGGCTGTAATTGAGGCTGATGTCACCAATGAAATTGAATCTTCTTCATGGCAAGACCTAAGTAAATACTATGATGCCGAAGATTTAGAAGACGAAGACGAAGACGAAGATGAGAATGAAGGCGAACTAGATGAAGCCATCACTCCTCAGGGTCGTCTAAAGAAAAGATTTGCTGCAATGCGCAACAAGACTCGCCGTAATCTTGCAAAGAATATGGCGCTAAAGCGTATTGCTACGCCAGATGTAATTAAGGGCCGCTCAATTCGTGCCGCTCGTAGAATGGTTTACAAGCGCATTCTACGTAACCGCGACCCATCTTCTGTATCAGCCTCTGAAAAGGCACGTATCGAAGCACAAGTAAAGCGTATGGCACCTATGGTATCAAGACTTTCAATCCGCCTACAACAAAGCGAAAGAAAGCGTGACCAGAGCCGCGTGACTAACGCAAGAACAAAGAAGAGATAATATGGATGAGTTGAATACTTCCCTTAAAATTGTAATGGCAAATACATACGCTATGTATTTTAAGGCGCATGGCTTTCACTGGAATGTAGAAGGTAAAGACTTCTCACAGTTTCATGATTTCTTTTCTGATATCTATCAAGAACTATTTGCGGCTGTAGATACCATTGCAGAAGAGATTAGAGCATTGGATGAATATGCTCCATATAATATGACCGAGTTGGCTTCGATTACCACTATCAAAGAATCTAATATCTATGGTGTAGATGTATCTGGTATGTTAGCTGATCTTAATGTCGCAAACGCATCTGTTATTGAGGCTTTAAATTCAGCCCATAAATTAGCAGACGCGGAAAATAATAGGGGCTTATTGAACTTAATCGAAGAGAGATTGGACGTTCATGCTAAACACGGTTGGATGATCCGTGCATCCTCTAAGTGATAAATATAGAGGATAAGGAGATACTAATGTCACTCGAACAAACAATTAAAGACACTGTGATGGCAGAGTCAGTAGATTTGGATATGCGTTTGCAGCAACTAGTCCGTGCTGGACTAATGCCATCGAATACTATTCCTCTGTTGCGCAAAGCTATTACTAAGATACAAGGTGGTTATCCACTTCAAGGCGCCGAGCGCGATGTCATGGCAAACTTCTTAAATTCCATGATGTTCATTGTTCTGGGCGATGATTCTATCTTTAATAAGGCTAGAGTAGGTGCTAAGACTTATGCTACTGAAGCAAAAGAAAAGACAGAGTATGACTACGAAGGTGACATGGCAATGGGTCAACTGAAGTCAATCATTGCCAACTCGCAACGTATGCATGATATGCTTTCCGATGACACCAACATTCCTGAGTGGGTGCAGTCTAAGATTACGTTGGCAGAAGATTATATCTCAACCGCAAGCAACTACATGCAAGGCGAGATGAACGAAGAAAAAATGCCATTCAAAGGTCCATATAAAAAAGCCGGTGAGCGCAAAGACGAGTATGGTAACCCAATAAAGAATGTAGCCCAACATCTTGCTAAGAAAGCAATGAAGGCAGGTGCCAATCTAAAAATGGATCCAGATACAGGAACACCTGACCACTTCACCGCTGCAATGCGCCGTAAAAAAGGTTTGCCAGAAGATGTCGAACTTGAAGAGAAGCGCGGTCTATGGGATAACATTCATGCCAAGCGTAAGAGAATTAAAGCTGGGTCAGGTGAGCGTATGCGCAAGCCAGGTTCAGAGGGTGCACCTAGTGCCGCAGACTTGAAAAATTCTCGCACTGAGGAAGTCGAACTTGATGAAGCAACATATTTTGTTCACACCGCTAATAATGCACATCATGTCAACGAAAAAATTCCCACTGGGAAAAAAGATGCGATGGGACAGGCATTGATGACATCAAAGGTGGTCAAGTCGTTTCCTTATGGAGACACCCAATCAAAGCAAACATCTCCTGACCAGCACAAGGCTGCAAATGCTCATGCCAAAAAACTGAATGCTGGTATGAAAGAAGAAGTAGAAACAATCGATGAACTTTCAAAGGGTAAACTCCAATCTTATATGGATAAGGCAAAGACTAAACCGGGTGAAGTCGTTGCAAATGTTAATGACCCGAATAGTATGAAAAAATATGGAAACCGTATAAATGGCCGCATTCGTGCTGGGCGCAAACTTCTTGCAAAAGAATCTCGTCGCGGCGAAGCACTGGCTGATATCGCTGCCATCACACAGATGAATGAGTCTTATAAGACCACATTTGATGCAGCACTTACACAGTATGGTATCAAGTCTCCCTCGGAACTTGATGAAGAAAAACGCAAACAATTTTTTAACTTTGTAGATCAAGAATATAAAAAGGGAGACAACTAATGTCCGCATGGGGTAAAGCAGATAATAAATCAGTGTCAGGTACAGTAACTCTTACTGCACCTGCTATCACATTCAATGGTGCAACAGGGCATGCCGCTGGAGTATATACTTCTGCCGCACATCCATTCCAACTGGGTGATCCTGTTGCATATGCAAACGGTGGAGGAACCTCTGTTGTAGGTCTGACATCTGGCAGCACATACTACGTAACTAATGTTACTACAAATACTTTCATGGTCGCTGCTTCAGAAGCAGACGCACTTCACAATAATCCAACAGTAATCGCCTCGACAGATGGTTCAGGTGCTTCACACACTTTCACACTAAGTCTAGATTACGGTCGCGGAACTCTAACAGGTACAGACACCTTGTTCGTGACGGATCTTCTTCTTGTTAATGATATCGTTCGTGTTGGTACTCAGGAAATGATTGTAATCGCCGTTGCTAGTGAAACAGTGGCGACTGTTATCAATGCAAATCCAGGAACAACTCTGACTACATTCTCTGGTCAAACATATAGAGCCCACGAAAAACCAACTTTCGTTGCCTCTGTTGGATCAACTGACTTTGAATCGACACAAGTTTTTGGTGTAAGAAGCACTGAAATTCACGGCGACCAAGCAGGTGGATATGTTTCGGCTGTTTCTTTGATCCAAGGTGGCACACGTTACCTCGAAGTTCCTGCCGTAGGATTCTCTGGTGGTGGTGGTTCTTCTGCTGCTGCAACTGCAACTATTGCTGCTGGTTCTGTTACTGCAATCGCTGTAACAAATAACGGTTCTTCATATGAAACTGCTCCTACTGTAAATCTTTCAGTTCCACGCAGAACTATTCCTACAACTGGCGTTAATACTACAACAGAAGCCATCACTTATGCCAATCACGGATTAACTGCTGGCGAAGAAATCAAGTATTATCATAATGGTGGTACTGAACTTGCTGGTCTGACAAACGGAACATCTTACTATCCAGGACAAGTAAATTCAAGTGCTTTCATCCTGTATAACACTGCCGCTCGTGGTGCCACTGCTGTTGCTAATAAGACTATTGCTACTGCTGATGTTAACACAACTACTAATTTTATCACTTCAACTGCCCATGGACTAGTTAATGGTGCAGAACTTAACTACAACAACCAAGGTGGTACGAGTATTACTGGTTTGACTTCGGGTAATGATTACTTTGTTGTCAATAAGACTACTGATACTTTCCAACTAGCATTGACTTCGGGTGGCGCTGCTATCGATATTAGCGGCACTGGTAACAACTCGCAGACATTCATATCGACTGGTCGTTTTAATCTAACTGGCACTGGTAACAATGCTCAGTATTTCGAAATCCAAGCATCTGCTGATCAAGCAACTGCAACTGCTGCTAAGGGTACTGGTGCAACTGGTACTTCTGCTCCTCACTCTGGTTGGGTGCAGCGCACAGTTGGAACTGGTG